AAAACACCTTCAGTTTCTAAAGGTAATCCAATAGGGAGTAAATTAGACCCATTACCAACCATAGTGTCTAATACTGGTTGACCAATTTTAGGACTAGGTAACATACCTAATTTTTGAGGATATTGAGGTGTTAAATTTTTCAATAATAAAAAGTCACGTATATTTGGTAACGTAGACATAATACTGTTGATGGAATTCTTAGAATTTTTATTTGGTGACCCTTGATTATAGTATAACGACATAATTATTATAATTTATATATAAATACTATAGTAGTGAACTTTTTACTAAAATAAATGATTTGTTTAAACTATATAAATAAAAAAAAGGTCCCTAATATGGAACCTAAATTTATTTATTGTATATTTACATTTATTTATTAAAATAATTTTTTATTATATTATTATATTATTATATTATTATATTATTATATTATTATATTATTATATTATATACAATATTACGGATTTAAAAATTAAAAAACAACATTTTATATAATTATTTTTAATTTATTTTATAAGTAATTAAAAATCAAATACTTACTAACCTTTAGGTTTACCAGCATTAAATTGTTTTACCGTTTCTTCTTGTACCATCCTGGTTATTTGTCGTCTAAAACTTTGATTATTTGCAATATCAACGTTTATTGAACCACTTGGACTATCTAAGATTATTGTTCCAGATATATTAAGTGTTCCAAATTCATGTTTTATCGTTTTATTTGTTTGATTACTAGTTGTTTTATCAATTACACCACCAGGTTTATAAGCGACTAAATCATCTTTATTATCTATTGGTGTTATTTTACCACCTTGAATAACCCCTCTCCCTTTAGAAAAATCGCTACTTATCTTTTTATTAGGTATTGATTTATTTAATGAATCAACCATAGTCTTCTGTGTAGAACCTTCAAAAATACCATCATGTGTACCTTCATTAAACATACCTTCTTGATATGCACCATATAATCCACCAGCTATAGCACCAACAGCTCCACCTATAGCAGTTCCAATTCCTGGTGCTATAGCACTTCCAATCATAGCACCAGTACCACCAAATTCTAATGCTTTAGAACCAACACCAGCCCATTGATGTCCTTTACTCCCTTCTTTACCAAATAATTCAAATTGATTAGCTATATCCGTAAGTCCTCCAGCTAGAGCTGCTATTCCACCAATCTTAACTCCTTTCATCATTTTAACATTCTTAGGGCTACCTTTAGTAAATCTACTTCCGTCAATAGGTGAAGATTCACCACCTCCAGGTGAAGCGGTTGAATTAAAACCTTTACCAAGCGAAACACCATTCATAAACCATTTAGCTGTATCCCAAACTCCACCTAATAGGTTAATACCTCCCATTATGAGTGGCATCGCTTTAGTGAAACCAATAATAGCAGCAGTTAATTTAGGATGTTCTATTATCCAACCACCAACAGCACCAATAAGTTCACCAATAGTCTTAGCAAAAACTTCTATTTTTTCACCCCAACCTCCTTTTTTATTGAATTCACCAACCAAACCATCTAATTTAGGTATCATTTTATTGATACCTTCAAGCATTGGTAATAGAGATACTTTTAAGTTATCAATAAAGAAAGTTAGTTGTTCATCGAAAGTCCTGGATTGTTTAGCTCTTTCATCCATTGTCTCTTGTTGTGCTATTTGAGAATTAATTAAAGTTTTATCTGCTTGAGTTAATGATTTAACTAATCTCTCTTTACCATCAAGCATAATTTTAGCTTCACCTTTTTTATTTAAAAAAGATTTATTAGTAATAAATTCTTTTATAGCCTCACCTTCTTTTCCACCACCAACACTAAAAGTCATTTGAGCTTTTATATCTTCAAATTTCTTAGTGTTTTTACCCATAGTAACTAAGTCTTCGTAAGCAATACCAGTTTGTTCTGCAATTATTTTTAATTTATGCATACCCTCAGCCGCCATATCATATTCACCAGTTGTTTTATTAAACGTAACACTTTGTTTTGCTGCGTTTGATATTTCCTCTGTTAATCCTTTCATATCATTACGAGCCATATACATTAAATGAAAAGGGTCGGACATTTGAGCCCATGCACCACCCATAACATTTAACTGAGCAGACATCTCAACAGCTCCTTCAATATTCCATAATTTATCAGCAAATCCAGCCGCTGTTTCCATATCAACACCCAACTTAGTCACTAATTGAGCCATTTTAGCTAAACCCTTAGTACCTTCTTTGAAATTATATTTATTCATCAATTTCATACCTCCAGATACATTTTTCATTACCTTTGATGCGTTAAGACCCATCTTGTGTGCATTTTTTAATGTACCATTAACGAAATCACCAGTACGTTCAGCTGAAACACCCATGATATCCATATCCGCTGCCATTTGTGCTGTCCCTTCAGCACCTAAACCAGTAACTACTGACATTTCAGCCATTGCTGTTAAACCCTTTTCATTTAACAATACATTTCTACCTAAATTAGCACTATAATCCTCTTGTAATTTAGATAATTTAGCGATACCAACACCTATCATTGTTGTTTGTTTAGCAACATTTGTTATGGTAGTTCTCATGCCACCACTTTCTTTAGATAAAACACCCATAGATAAAGCCGCTTGTTTCATAGCTTTATCCATTTCAAATATACCTAAACCTTTAATTTCACTACCGATACTTCTAAATAAACCAGGTAATTTTAAAGACATGTCTTTTAAACTAACTAAAGATTTACCTAATGCCATTGAACTAACATTAACTTCTTTAGCTACATTTTTATATAAACCAACCTGTTTTTCGATTAGTTTATTTTGTTTTTCTAAATATTTTAATTTAGCCTTTTCAGCTTCTACTTCTTCTTTAGACATTGAAAGAACATTATTCTCAACATCTTTTAATCTTTTCCTTATATCTTCCTCTAATTTCTTAGTTTTATTATAAGTCTCTTGAAGTTGTTGCGCTTCTTTAGCAGCTTTGATATATTCATCATAACTACTATTCATTCGTTCCCTTAATTTAGCTTCCTCTTCAAGTAATCTTATAGACTCTCTTGCTGCTCTATTTAAATCTTGTTCTGATTCAATTTGTGATTTATTCTTTTTTGCCATGTTTTATTGGTTTTTATTAGCGTATAGATTAGCATCTGAAGTGTATCCAGTTGAGTTTTTAAGTTTAATTTCTATATCCTTAGCTGGTAGTGTCCTCTTTATAACAGTTTTATTATCACCTTTTTCATCTTTAATTGTTTCTGTATATAATTTAACTATATCACAAATATATGTGTCTGGTTTTTCTGTTTTTTCTTTTAAAATAATCTCTATATTATTATTTATTAATTTAATATTAGATTCATATTTAGATTCTTTAGTATCATCAATACCTATATACCTAACGGAATCCTTTCCATCATATAAAATACCAGGAGATAAAGTAAAATTAACAATACCTTTTTCTGTATTATATGGAATTCTTACTTTTTCTAAAACATAATAATCAATTTTACCAGATTTTTTAAATTTATCACCAAATCTAGTAAGTCTTTTTCTTTCATAATTATCCATTGTTCTATTTAATATCTCTTTAGCTTTTATCACACCAGACGATTTAGGTCCTTTATTATCAGATGATTTTGAATCCTTACTAAATTCATTAAAAATAGATGCGAATACACTAGGTGATACTTTACCTTTAAAATTTAACATAGCTTTTTTAAATTCTGTATCTTTCTCAATATATTGTTTCATCTTTTCAATATCTAAAGAAGGCTCTTCTTCATTTTCCTTTCTTTCTGTATCTATAGGTGTATATTCTTTAATGTTTTTAATCTTATCATTCCTTTTAATAATTTCACCATTTTTTGATTCGTAAGTTATCACTGAAATAGTAATAAGGTTATTATTATCAATTTCAATTGTATTTATATCAGTTAAAATATCTATAGATTTAATATTTACATTATCTAATATACCTTCGGTGTTTTCTGATAAACCAAAACGTACTAAATCGCTAGATTTATTAATAAAATCTAAAATAATAACTTCAGAATTATCATTTAATTCTAATTTAAGTGACTCACCTTCTTCTAAAGTTGTTAATAAGTCCAAAAAATCAAGTTTACGCCTATCAACATTTTCAGAATTAGAATCGTAATTAGTACCATCTATTATCTTACCATTTCTAGATATTGATATATCATCAATATTTCTTAGTGTCATTTTTTGCCATGTATCACCTTTAGGTGGTTCTTCATTTTTTTGTTTATCATCTTTCGCTACTTGAATAATTAATTTATCACCCTCGAATGATAATCGATTTAAAAATACTCTTTTCTTATAATACTGACTGGTTTTATCTATATTATCCATATAGATTTGACCATTAAAGTTTTTAACTATTATAAAATTAAGCTTTTTACCACCTGTAGTAATTGTGATTATATCACTATCTTTTATGGTTTTGTCTACCATATCAAAAAATGTTGATTCTAATAAAAATAATTTTAAATTTCTATACTGTTCTTCAGTAATTATTAATTTTTTATTCATATAAGTTTTGTTTGTAATAAATATCTAATAAAACAAAAATACCTAGATGAATATCTAGGTATTTTATTATGTTGTAGGTATTTCACCAGATTTCATTTTATTTTTTAACGCCTCACCAGATACTCTAGTTGACCGTTGACCTTTAGAACCTTTAGGGTTATTCTTACCTTCTTCTCTAATTTTCTCTAATTCTTCTTGTTTCTCACTTGCTTCTTTTGTTAACATACCTAAAAAGTATCTTCTTTCATATGTAGGCATACTTAATATATCATTATAAGACATACCTTTTAACTTCTGGGTACAAATGTAAATTTCTTCCAGTAATGGTAACTTATACTCTGAAGTTAGGCCAAAAAAAGCTGACGTTAAGCGGAAGAAAGGTGGCAATAGACCCACCTCCAGGAGTCGTAACCTCAATATTTAAATCAATACCACTTTCTATTTTTTCAATATAATCATTCAAAGCCTTTGCATCACCAATCCTCATTGAGTTTGCGAATTCTCTAATATATGTTTTATCTCTCCTACCATTAACCTCAACAAGTTGTTTTTCCATTTTATATGTTGCTGTATTATTAACTGGGACACCATTAGTTTTATCCTTATTTATCATTTCTTCTAAAATCTCGATATCATTTATAGTTAACACTCTAAATTTAATATCTAATTTAGTAATAGGTAATTTATAATCAAAATAACCATCTTCATCTGGTTCAGCACCTAAGTCAATGTTTTTTAATTCATTTAAATTAATTTCAGTGTCAAATGGTTGATTAGCCTCATCTAATAAAGTAACAGGATACATTTCACCATAAGCAGTAGCTCTTAACCAAATCATAATAGCATTTCTATCTCCAACTGTTAAATCTCTATATCTTAAATCTGGTTCTAGTATTTTTCTATTAATAATAATTTCTAAAAATTCACCACTTTCTAATAAATTAGGACTAGTAAGAATATTCTCATCAGCAGTTGTCATATAAGCTAATTTAATATTAGCTTTTTTGTTTTTATATAACTTTCCTTTAGAAGGTAACGGAATAACATCAAATGGTGCGTTATAATTAGGTTGACTTAACTCTAAAATATAAGGGTTTATATTTGAAGGGTTTTGACCATAATCAGTAGCATTATTTACTGGAGGTTGAGACGGTGGTGTATAATTATTATTATCATTATAATTATTTGGTACACCTTGAGTGTTTTCATTCATATTATAGGTTGATTTTGGTGTATATAACCCATTTTGTGTTTCTGGGTTTTGGTTATTTCTAGCAGAAGCTTGATTTGCTTGCTGTTGATATCTTTCAATATTCTCGTTATTAATTCTAATTTGTTCATCACGAAGTTTCATTTGTTCTTCATTTGTTTTTTGTGTCGAATTTTGAGTAACTACTCTAGATGTTTGTTTTTCAGCTAATCTAGTATCTTGAACAACACCAACCTGTTCTATTTGACTTAATTGTTGTTGTGTCCTATTACGCATCATTTCAACAGCACTTGCATGACCATTAACATTATAGTTTTCTGGTGCTTCATTTTGAGATGGTGGTGGTGTTTTAGATTGTTCGTAAATATAATTAGTGACTTGTTTCTTCTCAGCTTCAAATTGTTCTTTTCTTTGCTCTTCAGTTAAACTAACTGGTGAATTTGTTTCTTTTTTAGGGAAAACTTGTGGTTTTTTATCCATACTAAAACTTATTTTTATTTGTTATAACTTTAAAAATAAATATAGATAAATATTTTTTTTTGTAAATGATATTAATATTAAAATAAAAACCATCTATTTCTAGATGGTTTTTATTTTAATATGGTCCGTAACAATAAGCTTTATCCATAAGAACCTTATCGTAGGCCTCCTTGACTTTAACGTGATTAATCATGTCAGAAGTATTATTCATTCCTTGATTATTTCTAATATTATTAACTTTTTCAAATTCAAAATCGTTTGCATAAAATCTTCGTGAACCAAATTCTACAACATATTCTCCACTAGTTTCTCTACCAATGTATTCACCTTTAGCACCTGTCATAACTCTTAAAAGTCTATCGATTTCTTTTGGCGGTGCAACCCATACAATCTCATCACCCCTGTTAAATTCAACATCTTCTTTAATAATACCTTTAGTTTGTAAGTATCTCTGTTCAGTTAATAAATTAACTTTTTTAAGATTATTAAGTTTATCTGTTTTTCTCATATTCTTTTAATTATAAATACCTGTTAAAAACAAAAAATACCATATCGTTTTATTATGATATGGTATTTTTGTAAGTGTCTGATTATCAGATAAACATCAAAATAATAAAATTGCTCTATCAAAACGCAATGTAGCTGTAATCTCAGCAATTCCATCATCATCCATCGATAAATCACCGAATCCAACGTTTGTTAACATTGTTCCGTCTAACAACCATTTCTCGATAACAACACCAGTTGGGTCTAGTAATTCTAACTCTACAGGTCTTTTATAACCAGCAGCATAACCTTGACGACCTGTAATAGATTCTGAGTGTAAACGTACCCATTCCATAATTGCTTGTGCAGCAGACGGACCAATTGGGTCACGAAATGTTACATCAATTGATTCCCAAGTAAATCTACCAATTACCCATGTAGATGTGTTTAAAAATGGTATTTCAACTTCATTCTGTGTGATTGAAGGTCTTGATGCAGATGATAACCACCATTGTTGGATTCCTAAATCTGCTGGGAAGGTGATTAACCAACGATTCTTCTTTTTCGGCTCATAAGGGAGCGGCATTTTCATTAAAAGGTCTGCCATGTGAATTTTTTATTAATTTTTTGTTATTTATTTTTTTTTAAGATAATTATATGTACCTTTGTTAATAAATATGTAGAAATGGAAAATAATTTAAATTATAAAGATTTTTTTTTTAGTTAATAATAAATCTGGTTGTAAAACTTCAGAAAGTAAATTAATAAAAAATGAAATTAATTTATATAATAAAATAATTAGTCATTGTGAAAAACATAATTTAACTGATATTACATTCAAAGAAAATATTTCTGAATAAATTAATTATCTTTTAAAATATTATTCATTAAACTAAAATTATCCATAGTATAACTTAAATTATTTTCTTTTGAATATTTATTGAAGTTATTTGCAATAGAATCAGCTTTATACAACATATCAGGTTTAACTAAGCCTTTAGCTACTAAATCATCAATTAATTCTTGTCTTTTATTTGTATCTTCTAATGAATTTTTTATTGATTTCATTATATCATCTTTTTTAACAGCAGCGTCAGCAATAGTTAAATTAAATCCTTTGATATTTAAACCCATTAATTTTGCAACACCTAATAAAACCTCATTAGAATGATTTAAACTTTTTTCTTCAGATTCTATTAACATTCTAGACTTTTGCTCATGCAAAATAATTCTATTATATTGTTCATTTGTTATCTTTAATCTTTTCATATTTATAAATATATACAATAAATAAAAAAACCCTAAGTATTAACACATATTTTAAGCTCCTTCATTAACAAAAACAAATATTTATTTTTTTTATTGACTTATATTATATTTATTAGTAAATTTGTATTATGGAAAAGAAAATAGGTTTTATTAAAAAGTCAATTTATGTTCATGGTGAACGTTATAATTATTCACTTGTTGAATATATAAACAGTAAAACAAAAGTTAAAATAATATGTCCAGAGCATGGTGAATTTGAACAATCCCCAGAAAAACATATTGGTAGAAAACAAGGTTGTCCTATATGTGCTGGTACAAAGAAAATGACCCAAATTGACTTTATTTTAAAATCAAAAGAGATTCATGGTGATAAATATAATTATTCTTTATGTAATTATGTAAATGCGAACACTAACGTTATTTTAATTTGTCCAGAACATGGTGAATTTAAACAATTAGCTAAATTACATATGAGTGGTAGTAATTGCCCAATGTGTTATGGTAGAAATAAAAACAATAAAGATATTATCAATGAATTGACTAAAATTCATGATGGTAAATACGATTATTCATTTGTTGATTATAAATCAGAAAAAGGGTTAATTAAAATTATATGTCCAGAACATGGTTTATTCGAACAAACATATAACACACATAAAAAAGGTCATGGATGTCCTAGATGTGTTGGTAGAAATAAAACACTAATAGATTTTATAAAAGAAGTTAAATTAATTCATGGTGATAAATATGATTATTCGTTGGTTAATTATAATAAATCTAATGATAAAATTAAAATAATATGTCCAATACATGGTGATTTTGAACAAAATGCAAATAATCATTTAAACGGAAATGGATGTCCTAAATGTAAAGGTTTAACTATTAGTGATAAAAAAACAAAAACAACTAGTGAATTTATTAATGAAGCTAAATTAATCCATAATGATAAATATGATTATTCGTTAGTTAATTATATTGGTTGTAAAGATTATATTGAAATTAAATGTAACGAACACGGTATTTTTAAACAATGGCCAGATAGTCATTTACAAGGTACTGGTTGTCCAAAATGTGGGTTAAGTTACGATAAAAGTGAAAACGAAGTTAAAGACTTTATTAAATTATTAAATATTAATACAATTGAAAACTCAAGAAAAATAATATCACCTTTGGAATTAGATATTTTTATACCTTCACATAATATTGCAATTGAATTTAATGGGTTGTATTGGCATTCTGAATTATATAAACCATCAAATTATCATTTAAATAAAACTGAATTATGTGAAAAACAAGGTATACAATTAATACATATATTTGAGGATGAGTGGTTATTTAAACAAGATATTGTTAAATCTAGGTTAATGAATATACTTGGTTTAACACCAAATAAAATATATGGTAGGAAAACTATAATTAAAGAAGTATCACCAAAAGAATCTAAAGAATTTCTTAATAATAATCATTTACAAGGTTCCACAAACGCTAGTATAAAATTAGGGTTATATTATAATAATGAATTAGTATCTGTTATGTTATTTAATAAACCTAGATTAGGTATTGGAGTTACTTACGATGGTTATGAATTAAGTAGGTTTTGTAATAAATTAAATACAAGTGTTATTGGTGGTGCTGATAAGTTACTTAAATATTTTATAAAAACATATCAACCAAAACAAATATTAAGTTATGCCGATATAAGATGGAGTCAAGGTGATTTATATCAAAAATTAGGTTTTAAAGAAACACATATAAATAAACCAAATTACTGGTATATAATAAATAATGATAGAAAACATAGGTTTAGTTTTAGAAAACATATTTTAAATAAAAATGGTTTTGATATTAAAAATAAAACAGAACACGAAATAATGTTAGAAAGAAAAATATACAGAATTTATGATTGCGGAACAATAACATATAAAAAAACCCTAAGTTAATACTTAGGGTTTTTTATTTATTTAAAATTAGTTTTTAAATATTATCAAATGAAGCACCAGTGTTCATTATCACAAATTCCAGTTGAATAAACTCGAGAGCTCGTGTTGGTTTCAAGAAAATTTGACCAGTCAATTGATTTTTATCTATATCTTCTGGGTCATTTGAAAGAACAACACGGAAATCTGTCAAACCTCTTTGAGCTCTAATGTTATCCAAAATTGGATTAACTAGTGCTAAGAATTGGTTTCTAACTACATTATCATTTTGTTCAAATAACAATCTGATAGAAACAGCAGAAATAAGTTTTCTAGCTTGAATTAACAATCTTCTAACATTTATTCTATTAAGAGCTGATTCTTTAACTTGAAGTGTTTTATTACCCCAAATTTTTATACCATCAGTTGTAAATGAAGCGATTGGATTAATTCTATTTTCATATAAAACATCTCTTTCAGAAAGAGTAAGTTTTTTACGAGCCTGTATTGCATCAATATCACCTCTTTGAATACCAGCAACTGCAAACCAAGGGAAAGCAATATTATCAGTCAATGCTATATTTCTTACAACATCACGAGTAGGTGGTATATAAATATAAACATTATTTTCAGTATCATTTATTTGAACCCATGGCCAATATGTACAAGAATAATTACTATCATACATTCCATCTAAACGGTCAACAACATCTTCTACAGGTAAAGGTACACCTGATAAATCAGTATCTGGAGTTGTCATAATATATAATGAATCAGCTCTATCTTGTTCAACCATATCAATTGTAGCTTCAATTAAATTTGTATTGTTTTCATTATCAATACCAGGAGTTGCAAATACGTTAACGTTAACTGCTTCTGGATTTTTAAATGTCCAAATAGCCTCTAAATAAGCATAATAATCAGAATTTATACCTCTATCACCATTAGAAAGTGTTCTATCAGTAAAAGCACCGCTAATTAAACCTTTAGAACCTAAATTACCATTTATTAAATAGTTATCTAAATTACTTCTTCTAGTTCTATAAATATCCCATCCATCAAAACCACCATAAGGTGCAAATGTAAATTTACGAGAATATACTTTTTCATAATCAGTATTCATAACACCATTTTCAGTTCTAAATTCAGCATTACCAGTATTAAATAAATATACTGGAGAATAAGTACCACCACTAACATTTGTAGGTACTGTCGAGTTATCAATAGTAGCACCAGTAGCGTCAATATCCATATGGAAACCTTCAGTTAACCCAGTCCACATATTTGGTGTTGTTGTTTGTGGTACACCCTTATAATCGAAAAAGTCAGAATCGATACCCATAGTCTCAGATAAACCTAAATAGAATTTACGTTTATTTTCAAATGCATTATAATCTGTTTTAAATGTTAATTTAGGTGTTTTAACATTACTATTACCACTACCCTTTTGATAATCTCTAACAGGGAAACCAATAAATCCAGCTGGGAATGCTTCGGAAGTATCAGAAGTATCATCCATCTCAATCAAAACATATTTAGATTTAGAAGGATAAACACCATCTAATGTACCAATTCTTCTAGCTATATAATTATTAGAATTTGGGTCCATAGAACATCTAGAATATGATTCTAAAACATTTGGTTGAGCATCAGTATCATAATAAGACCTAATTACCACATCAAATTCTTTAGTATCTAATTTAATATTTCTAATAGACATTTTAAATTGCTCATTAGCAGCATTACCATCTGAAATAGTCCAGAATCTAAATAATCTTAATACTTTAGTACCACGTAATTCTGATACAACATAAGGTGTAACAGCTGGTTGGTATTCATTAAGATAATCAGAAAATTCATTTGCGTAATTAACAACTGTTTGTTTAACACCTCTAATTTTACCAGATGAATAAAAATCTTCAAACATATTGTTAAAAAATTCTTCAGCAAATAACACTGTATTACCATCAGAAACAGTTCTACCTAAAACTCTAGGTAAATAATTTTTCTTAGTTTTATCTAAAGACATTTGGTAGTTAAAATTACCTTGTGTCGCAGAAACACCTGTTAATGCAAATATTCCTAATGGGTCTATATCTGAATCCGTAATAGAAGAATCAAAACCAACACCAGTAGTACCAGAAACTTCAAAAGCTGGGAATTGTGTATCTAAATCAATACCACCTCTAGAACGTAACAAAGCAACAAGAGTATTTTCAACATCATAGAAACCATTACCTAAATAATTTGTTGTTAATCCACTAGTTGTTCCAGTGATAAATGCACCAGCACCAGTAGTTCCTTTAGCTGTAACATATAATGTTGTTGATACACCACTAAATAGTGTACCTATTTTCATATAAGTAGTTGGAATAGAAATAGTACCACCAGTAGCTGTAGCTGATATTGAAGCTAAATTAGCATCTAATGAACCATTATCTATAAGTTCTTGAATAAGTGGGTCAGTACTTACTAATGTTACATTAGTATTCGCTGATGTAGCGGTGTAAGTTATTAAAACTGGATAACTTGTTCCAGATACACTTATAACAGTTGCTTCATCTAAAGCAGCATCTAAAGTTATTCCCCAAGCCTTACCAGCGTCATAACCAGAAAGACCTAAGACTCTTGTAACGAATAATTGATTAGATTGTGATAAATATGATTTTGCGATATAAGGTAGTTCATATTTTGGTGCTCCAGTGTCTTTAATTTTAGTAGCATTTTGACCACCAAAAAAAGATTGGAATTCTCCATAGTTACTAACAAATATAGGTTGAAATGCTGGACCAATTGTTGTTTCCCCAACTAAACCTAATGTTGTCACACCTACTTGACGAGTTATAAATGATAAGTCTTTTTCGGATGTATATACACCAGGACTTACGAATACTTTTGTTGCCATGTTTTGTTTGTTTTTTATTTTTGTTATTTACTTTATAGTTTTCTTTATTATAAATATTAAGTTTTTCTCAAAAGTAATGGTAAAAAAAAAGTTAAATTTCTTTTAGTGTGAATTTTATCATACTTTTTTCATACTTATTAACTATTTATTAAAATAAATGTTAAATAACTATGGTAAAAAGAGATAAAAATTTAAAGATTACATCAACAACACATAAAATATTGAAAAAATATTGTGAGGATAATGGGTTGAAGATGTTTCAATACGTGGAATCATTAATAAAAGAAAAATGTACACCTAAGAAAGATTTATATGGTGATGATTTATAAAATCTAGAATTTAAATTGTACTATAATCTGACCGCTATATCTCCATTTTGGTTCACCACCCCAATATTTAAAATCCGTTCTTCGGTCTAAATTACTTCTAAAACCTATCGCAACATTATTAAATCGCTTAACAGCTTCAATTTCAAAACCATAATAAGGGTATAAATATTTACTTCTATTTATATACCCTAAATTTAAACCACCAGAAAAAGTTGTAGTTGTTAAAAAATAATCTGGTTCAACTATAAAAGCAAAAGTACCATTTAAACGTGACCAACCACCATTTAAAACTGGAAAATTATGTAAACCAGCTTTAATTAATTTTCCATAACTAACGACACCTAATTCAAAACCATTATACAACCCTTTTTCTTTATAAGATGAATATGGGTCATTAACAATATTTATTATAAAATACTCCTCATCAACAAAATGAATTTGACCTATAATATTATTTGAAAATAAAAATAGTAATATTATTATAAACTTTTTCATTTATCATTAGAACTATTTTTACCAATATAATATCCAAGTAAAATACTAAAAACAAAACATATTAAACTAACTAAACGGCTCATTATTGCATTATCAACATTACTATCGTTAAATATTAATAAATTACACACAACACCAGAAATTATTAATATAAAACATAAAGATAATAATTTACCTAGAAGTTCATTTTCGGTATTATTTTTTCTCAAAACATAACTATCCAAAAAGTAAAGTACCGAAGTTATGAATGAAAAACCAACTATTAACTCAATTATTTTTTCCATATTTACTAAATTTTCCATTTATTAAGTCAAACGCATTCTTAGCGTCTTTAGGTATTAAATATAATGAAATAGCCACCACTTCAAGTATGCTACTCATTTTATCATAATTTGTATTGTAATCATCGTTAGTACTAATACTTTCTAGTCTCTCAAGGAATGCATCTACAATATCTTTTCTAAAGTCCTCGTAAGCGTCAATAGCAAATTTTGCATCAGCTTCACTTATTCCCCAAGACACAAAGTCTTTAAATGCTTGGTCATTGTATTCTTTTACTACATCAGTTAAACAAGACATAACTTTAAATTTCATTCTTTGACCACTACAACTATCAATATTAGAATCATTTAATAATTCATTAAATTTTCTATTAACAGTATCTATTTTTAAGTCAATTAAATGGTGTAATACTTTTGTCTTCATAACATCAGGGGTTCCTTTTGTTGTGAATTCTATCCTTTTAATAATAGTCCTTACATTTTCAGTTGTAAGAAATACATCATGAGAAGTTAAATCAATTATTTTTTTTACTCGTCTCCAATCTTTAATTTTCTCATTTATTGTGTCTTTAAATATATACAATATTATCACAGCAAATGTTAAAAAAGGTGTTAATTTTTGTGTTAATGTTGTTATATCTATTACTTCCATTTATATTAAATTAATTTTTTATTATTTACTTATATAAATATCTTATTATCTTAATAAGTTATATAAAAAAACAAAAAAAAACCATAATAATCTTATTATGGTTTTTTTTTGTTAATATTTAATTTAAAATAACAGTGTTCTCCACATCTCTTGACCAGTATGTCTCATTACATATAGATAATTTAAATTATCAGCTGTTGTAACAATTTCCATTCTATTACCAATTACAGGTGTACCATGATTATATGGTGGCATTCCAATAATATCAACTTGAAACGTATTTATATTTAATGCTAGAGTTCTCATAGTTGCAGCCGCATCACCACGATGTATAATAAGTGAATCATTACCATCATAAGAATACATAGAACCAGTTGTAAAAATTTCAGTATGTGGGGCTGTATTAATAGCTAAATCCCAAACATTTGTAGTTATATTATATCTATCAAATAAGTTAGAACCACCACCACGAGGCGAAAACATATACCTACCTTTATTTATTATATCAGAACCACCATACGCCCATAAAATAGATGACGCTAAACCTCTAGGTGGAACTTCATAAATAACGTATGTTGATGTTGTGTCTGGTGCTACTGCAAAAACCCCAACCATAGTTAACGCATTAACAGTATTACTTAATACCGATAATTCTTGACCATAACCAGCCCCTGACGTTATCCTAACACGTTTACCTGCAAATTTATTAACAGACCAAATTTTTGTTGAATCAGTTAAAACAGCATTTGTTGTATTGGTAGCTGTTGTTAATAAACCATAAGTACCCATTATTTTATAATTTGTTGATGCATCTGGTATAAATGTCTGTGTTAAATAAGTAAGTGTATTATTTGTGTTACTAACAATTGCAACTTCTTGACCAACACCTGTACCAGAATTTATTCTAAATCTACCACCAGCAAATTGGTTATTTATCCAATTTTTACTTGAATCAACCAGAGTAGTTAACGAACCGCTAGTTGCATTTCCATTTGTTTTTTGATTTTCAATTAAATTTAATTGAGCTGAACCAAAAGCTTCTGGTTGTGTTATTGAATATCTAGATGTACCATTTACTGCGGCAGTACCTAAAGTAGCTACGGTAAGCGTATTCGATGTGTTCGAAATTACCCTTCTAGCTTGAGTTGTTGGAGCTGTACCAGCAGTATTTAGAGTAACTATTTTACCAATATGTTCATTAACATTCCAAGCTTTAGTTGTATCAACAATAAGTGTAGTTGATTGTGCATTTGCACCTACAGCACTAGCTGTTGCTGTTAATACTACATCAAAAGTTGTTAATGAATCAATAGCTAAAATAGGGTACGATGTATTCCATGCTGATTCAGTACATCCACTAATAGTTATTGTATCACCAACAACTAAATTAGTGTTTTGTACTGTTGTAATCCTTCCTACAGTACCTACAGATAAAATATTAACAGTCAAACCATTATTACCACCACCAGAAATAATCGTAGTTGCTTTACCAGCACCAGTTGTATAAGTCAACCCAGCCGAATATAATGAAACAGATGTTACAACACCAGAACCACTAACAGCAGTTACCCTACCTTTAGCAACAGTACCACCAGTTGTTATATTAAATAAATCACCCACAGCGTAACCTGTACCACCAGCTGTTGGTGTTGCTGCCAATGATGTTATACCACCAGTATTTCTTACACCTGTAACCAATGCAAATGCTTCTTGACCAAAATAACTAACACCAACGTTAATTGTTTGCCCAAAATCAACATTTGGACCTTGATACCAATAATCATAAGGTACGGAATATTTAAACATTGCAGCCGATGCATTTCCCATTAAATAAATTTCAGCAGTGTTTGGCCAAATTTCGAATCTTGATGTTATATCTGGTTGAATGTCAAAACTTCTAGCTATTTCTAATGTATTAGTTGTATTACCAACAATACGATATCTACCACCAGCACCTGGACCAGATGTAATTCTAACCATTTTATTTTCTAAATCACCTACAGGGTAAGTAGCACCAGAAAAATAAATTGTTCTAGTTGATGCTGAAGTTACCGTTTGAGCTGAATAATAAAGACCACCATGTTGACCAGTTCTCTCAATAGTAAAATCAGTAGAAAAAGCACTTGGAACTAAACCACCTAATGCTGTTTTTGTATTCCAAGTATCTGAAATAATATCATAAAATTGCAATGACGACCATGGTGCAGCAGCTTGTGATGAAAATAAGAAAATTCCACCAGATTCAATTGTAAATGAAGATGAATCATTTGGAACAATTGAAAGTGTTCTATCTAAAGAAACAATTGTTGATTCAATATAATATGTTGTTTGTGAACCAGCCACAACACCTGGAGCAGCATATGGTGCTACAATTGAGAATGGTGTATTATTCCAAACCTCTAATTGATTGTAGTTGGTATCAAAAAAATATAAAGTATTAGCGTCATTGTAAAGTACTTTTCTAATTTGAGATTGACCAGTGTTATAAACCAAACGTACACTATAACCAATCCATTGATTTATTTCCCATCTTTTAAGTGAATCTGTAATTAAGTTAGCTGTTGCTGATGTAGCAAGACCAGTATCACCAATTATATTAGCTGTTGAACCAGTAATAACTGCTTCTTGACCAGCACCTACACCAGATGTAATTCTAATTTTATAACCATTAAAAATATTACCTTGTAAACTAGGTATTTCTAAGGTTGTATTTGTTGCACCTAAAATATTACCAGAATACCCATTGAAATTAGCAAATCTCATTGTAGCGGTTACTGACGGGGCGATATTTGGTGTTTGTAATTGTTGCCATGAATCCATTTTTGTATCGTATCTCCAAAAAGTTGTTGATAAATAATACATATATCTAGAATTTTCTGATTCTTCACTAACACATAAAGTACTTAACGCTTGTGTTGCTACTGGTGCGAATCTTAACCATTCCCATACTGGAAGGTCTACTTGTGGGACTAAGTTATTTGTAACTGCCATATTTTTTCTTATTTATTTTTATTATGTGAATTTTAAATTTGCTCTAATACCAGTTGCATACGCTACTCTAGCGGCATCTATAAATTGATATCTTGGGTCAACACCACCATAACCAGCGATATTAGTCACTGTATTAACATTCGCATTTAATAATGTTGCTGTTGGTTGTACTGCTGTAACGTTTAACGCAGTTGCTGTTGGTTGCGAAACCGTAATAGTAACAGGTGCAGCATCAATTGTTACTCTTTGTCTATTTTGAACATCTACAGTAGCTAAAGAATCAAGTAATTTAACCATTCTCCTAAGCAATAAGATAGATTCATCAGTTGCTGGGTTTATTGTTGTTCCATTTTCGTTTAAAACATTTAATGAATCAGATGGTGGTATATATGACATAATTTTTTTATTTAATTATAAATATAAGGTAACTGTGAAATTTGTAAACTAAATCACGTACCAATTGTTATTATATGATTGTAAATCTAACGATACATTTTTTCTAGCTACTATAACTGACGTGTCTCCATCAATTAATTGACTAGAATAAGGTAATATTGTTTCAATACCTGAATTTATATTTTTTATTGTTATAAACCTTCCATTAACACTAATTTGAGGGAGTGTGATTGTAATATCTGTTTCTGAATTAACAATTACAATTTGGTCTGTGTTAGATAATGTTGTGCTACTAATAACTGTAGAAATCGGTCTAGGAGTATTTGAACCACCAGAACTACCAACAACAACATTACCACTAACATCAATTCCTAAATTAGCGATAGAAGTGCCACTACCTAATGTACTTATATTAACTGTATTAGCTGTAACACCAGAAGTAAAATTAGTTTCTCCAGATACAGTACCTCCAGTAAACGAATTAATTCCAGTAAGATTACTACCATTACCAAAAAATGTTGTTGCGGATAAAACACCATTAATATTATAATTACCATTTAAGGTTTTACTATTCTCCCAAAGTGTGGTCCCACTATTATATATTAAAATATCACCATTTGTTATTCCAGTTATTTTAACATCGTGTATCTCATTTAATTCATACCCATTTTGGATTTGGTATTCAATATAACCTTGTGTTGGAGAAGTTCTAATAACTTTACCAATATAAACTAAATGATTTGGTGCTGAAGGTTTAACTCTAGTTACATAACCAGCTGTTGTTGGTGATAAATATATTGTATCACCATCAACCAACGTATCAACTGTAAATGGGTTGGTAGCGTTTGTTCTAGTATCTAAATTGGTTATTTCACCAATAATAACTACATCACCATTTGAATTATTTAATATGTTATTTTTCAAAACACCAAACGCTCTTGCTGATGTTGATTCAATATTTGCTTGAGCTAATCTTATAGTAGGTTTATCACCAGTTGAACCATCAATATATACGATTTGACCTCTATACATATTAGAACCACTTTGGTTTCTACAATTTGTAACAAACTGCCCTGCTGCTACTGAAATACCAGTTAAATTTGAACCATCACCGAAAAAAGTTGTTGCACTTATTGTATTAGCGGTTAATCCATTTGTAAATGTTGTCGGACCAGTCACTGTTCCACCAGTAAAGGTACCACCACCACCTATGGTTCCAGTCACAACATTCCCTAATGAATCAATACCTAAATTAGCTATAGAAGTACCGCCACCTAATGTACTTATATTAAGTGTATTTGCTGATAAATTACCTTGAATTAAAGTATTACCTGATATATGTAAAGCTTCTGTTGGAGTAACAACGTTTATACCTATTTTACCTATTGAATTAGCTACAGTAAATGGGTTACCAGATATTATCGAATTAGTTCCTGTCCCGAATAAAACTCCACCGATATTTATACTATTTGTTGCTCCAGATGGTAAGCTAATATTTGAACCAATAATAATATTATTTGAACCTATACTATTATTGGTAAATTCTACCCCAACATTAAATCCAAATAAATTAGAATAACTGGCCTTTGTTGCATTATAACCAGCACCTGGCCCAATGAAATTTGAAGCAAAAGCATTTGTTGCACCATAACCAGCAGCATAACCTATAAAGTTCGACCCATATGCATTTATTGCATCTCTACCAGCTTGTACACCCATGAAATTTGAGTTATTAGCATCTGTTGCATTATAACCAGATTCTCGTCCAATGAAATTAGAATAACTAGCACCTGTTGCTCCAGAACCAGCATTAGTACCATAAACAAACATATCATCACCTAACGCTTCAGCACCATCACCCAATGCAATAGAACCAATACCTGTCGAAACAGGACTTGTTGTTGGTGGAGTAGTATTTTCAGCATACCAATATAATGATGTACCGCTAGAACCTGTACTAAACCCAGACACACTAAATGTACCACCAGTTGTGTTAGTAAACACAGCTGTACCACCAGAATAAGTAGCACCGCTAATATAAACATCAGTAGGTAAACCATAATATGTAGTTGCTGATATTGTACTAGCTTTTAAATTACCATTTATTGTTAAATTACCATTAATAGTATCACCAGTTCTAGCTACTCTATCCCACCCTATAGGGAGTATAGAACCAGATGTTGTTCCAGATGCGTAAAGTATAACATCACTAGTATTTATTGCTAATTCACCTAATTGTAAATCACCAGATGATGGAATCTTACCAGCAATATTTGAACGTTTAAGTAAAAACGTATTCTTTCTATTTGCCATGTATATAATGGTATATGTTAAAATCTCTATAAAGAGTTATATTTTTGAGTTATGTAACCTCTATAAAATAAATATGCACAATCCGTAAATTGTGCATATTATAATTATTAAATTTAATATTAAGTTTTTTTATTTAACTAATTAGCAATCAGTATCTTAAAATGAACCCCCATCTAACGTATCAAATTCCGTAAGTACTCTAACACCATTTGGTCTATTAATATCAGTACTTCTAAGTATTATATCATTTAATTGAGTTACCAAACCTCTGTTAGAATACCCAGTAGATGCTGTATATTCTAAAATATTTGGAATTTGAGTAGAAGTTAAACCAGTAAAAGTATTCAATGCTCTAATATCCAAATTAACATTACCACCATTCAACCCATTACCATCTTGAAATGTAAAACCAGCACCTATAGATGTAGCTGTTGTATTACCAGTTGGGTTATAGTTAACTGTAATATTTGGGTCTTCTACATATAATTGAGATGTGAATGCAGAAATTGCGTTTCCTAATACAACTAAATCACCTTGAATTATAGCGTCCCCAGAAACATTTAAACCACCCGTACCAACACTAACAGAACCATCAGAAGGTACTGAAAAAGTATTTGTTGTTGTGTTATACGTAAACCCAGCTTCATCAGTTAAAAAACCACCAACACCAACATAAGGAATCCTACCAGCAGTTAAATTAGAGAAAGTTAAACCAGATACAGAATTAAACGATTGATTTAATGTATCACCACTATTATTTCTAAGTGTAAATGTGTTATTTGTTGGGTTATAGGTAAATCCAGTTGTGAATACATCAGTAAAAGGTAAATTATAAGTATCATTTGGTATCACTGAATTATACCTCAATCCAATTACACCATTGATATTATTATTTGAAGGAGGTGTTGTAATTGTACCACCAGTAACATAAGAATCACTTACACTAATTCCACTTAAATCGATAATGTAGTCACCACTAGGACCACTATTCTTTTTAAATGTTATTTGTTTCGTTGTATTATTGTAAGTACCACCAGTAGTAAAAGTATCTAGAGTTGTTATAAAAAACGGACCATTAGGTGGTGTTATGTTATATAATAACTGAGCATTTTGTGTATTTGTATTATTATTAGATGCCGTTATTGTGTTACCAGTAACATAAGTATCAACACCAGTAATACTAGAAATATTAGCCAATACAAAACCATTTGTTGTACCAGATAGGAATTTACCAGCTAAATTAGAAACACCACTATATGATGTAATTTGATTTCTAATTTTTAAGTTATAAAGGTTAGAACCAACCTCAAAGAAATTAGCGTTTCCGTTTGGTCCAGCTGGTATCCAATCATTTGTTCCACTAGTAACCCCAGAGAACATCATTATCCCAGATGCCGTATTAACTATTGGTTCACCAACTAACAAAGTAGCACCCGAAAAAGGTGCGGCTGAATTTTGATTATTTTTTAAAATAAATCTAGTACTTCTATTTGCCATTTTTTTTTTATTTTTTTTGTATTATTTTTTAAAAACTACCACCATACAATATATCGTTTTGTACAATAGAATTGTTTGCTGTTATTTCCCTATATTCGCCTAGTGAATCTAAACCTAAATTTAAATTTGGTGTATTTATTTTTATCGAAGATGTCCAAATAGTTGAAGAACCGCTAACAGTATTTATATCTCTAAATCTCCTTAAATTAGTACCAATATCTATTTCTTCATCGTTTTCTGGTGTAATATTAGTATTAAAAATAGTTTCACCATTAGATAAATGAATCTGTGAATCACCACTACAACTAATTAGGTTATTACTAATTACAGCAGTACACGCACTTATAACTTCGTTACTAATTAATAACGGTTCAATTATAAATGTTTCGTTTATATCCGAATGATATAGTGGTTTAAAATTATTATCCATATTATTTAAGTTGTGCTACCCATAATTTTAAATCCACCTAATGTTAGTGAATTTTTATATACTCTTATTGAAACATTATCATTAGAATTTACTATTATTGGTGAACCCATCACCAAACCATCAAATTGACCAACACCATTAACTAATATTACAATTCTGGTAATATTATCTATATCAGATATTTGAGTGAAATTAACACTGTATGGACAAATAAAAGAAAAATTAGTATTAGATTGTGGTTTGAATATAAAACTATACGTAACTGTATTCCCTACTTTTAACGGTTCTATCATAATATTCTTATAATTCCTATTTTCTTGTACTTCAATTGTCGTTATACCTCTATTTGTTGTCGGTATTACCTCAAAATCATCTTCATCCAAAATGTAACCCAGTAATTTCATTTCAAATAATTGAACATAAAATCTTCTATTTTCAAAATCATCAATATTACTCTCATCCCCAATAGATTCTAAATGTAGAGGCATTGGATGACCATTTACACTTATATAACATTGTCTTGATTGGAATGCTCTCTGAATCAATCTATTAAATTTATTCAAATCTTTCATCCTATTTGTAAACATTCTAACCTCATACGACATATCAACTGAAGTCGGTTGTGGTATTTTATATAAATCAATTCCACGTCTAACACCATCCCAAGTCGGTACTTTCATATAAGTATAAGTTCTATTTACTGGTATATTCCATAACCCAGCTTGGTTCTGACCTTGTTGAATATCTGGTTTTCTAACAACAGTAATAAAAGGTAATTCTATATTCTTAAATTTATCTGAAAATTGCCAAGTCTTACTAAATTCTGTCCATCTTTGTATTGTTAAAAATATAATAGGAACTTTCTCCCCATCAACAGATAAAGACATTCTTTCGTCAGATTTTAAAAATTCTAAAAAATTTTGGTCCATATCCTCCTCCAATACACCTTTTGGTAAAAATGTACCTCTATCAGAAATGTCATCTAATATTTCTTGTCTTCTCTCAAAACCAACTTTCTGTTGATTTATATTAATATTGGTTATATGCCCTTTAGGTATTGCACACATATTATTTTATTTATTTTTTACTTCTATTTAAGTTACCCTCATAAATAACTCCATTTATTTCTCTAGTAGTTGCCCACATAGGTCTAAGATTGGTTAAAGCGTTAACAATATTTACTGGTGTTGAATTATCAAAATTTATAACACCAACAATATGGTCTACATGCCATTCACCATAATTATCCCAAGACATATCTTCTGTAAACAAAGATTCTAAGTGGTTTTTAAGTTCTAAAGCAGAATATCCAAGTAAATCAATTGTATGACCTTCTTTTAGTTTATTTAACCTTACCAATGTAGAATTTAAAATACTTCGCCAAATCAGAATATGTTTATTTATTTCTTTATTCCTTAAATATTCTCTTTTTTTTTTTGTTTCTTTATATTCTTTTGTTAAAATATATTTTTTCATATATTCTCTGTGTTTTTCAGATAAAAAATCCTTATTAAGCAAAAAATATTCTTTATTATATTTATAAATTTTTTCTTTATTATTTTCGTTATACAATTTTTTAGATATTTTAATTTTATCTTTTCTAATAATTTTTGATTCTTTTATTTTATCAATATTTTCTATTCGATAATTTTTAACGTTTTCTAATATTATATTTTTATTTTCAATATAATAAATTCTATCAATTTCTTTTTTACATAATTTACAATATGTACAATAACCATCTTTTGAATTTTTTTTTATATTATATTCAGTTAAATTTTTTTCCAAATTACATTTACTACATAGTTTATTTTCCATAGTTTTTACTTTATTTTAAATAGCCCTAAATTCTGAAGAATCAACTGGTGCACACTTAACAGTACGATATGCTGAACGATATCCCATTATTGTGTGTTTATTATCATAATTCTTAACCCCATCATTAACAACACTAAAATATCTAATCTCAGTTTCTGTAACTGGATAACCTACGTAGTCACCATAACTAATTTGAACATCTAACTCACTTAATTGTGAATCATAAATACCAAATGTAAAATTACCATCCTGTAAATATCTTAAAGAACCATTTCCATTATATGTTTTGTTTTCAGCCTCTTCTAAAATAGGCACCACTTTTAATTCAACTGGTGAAAAATAACGTATACCATCTTTTGGTGCTTCACCATACAAATTATCCGATGAAGAATTTTCCCTATCAACACGGTATAAAATAACCGTAAAATTACCATCTCCCTCTAAAGCCTCACGACCCATATCTATTTCTAAAAAAAAATCTTCTTCAGAGAAAAAGCGATTTATACGTGTTATAGGATTAATCTTATTATTTTTACTATTCATGTTTATTTATTTTATTAATATAATTATAACTACAACCATAAATATTAGCAATATCAACTTGTGATAAACCATTTTTTAAATATTCTTTAATATCTTCTAAATTAATATTATATTTATTTGGTTTTTCTTTTTTAATATAAATATTTACATTTTTGTTATTAACACAATAACTATTGATTTTTATTAATTTTTTTAATATATTTGATAAAATAATTAAGTTATAAAAAAATAAATAAACAAATTGATTTCACTTGATGACATACGAGGACGTTCAGCCTTAACACTTCTAGAAAAATATGAAGGTATAAACCCATATCTTAGAAAATTAAAGGGTGAATATTTAAAAAATAAAAAATTAGCTCTTACTGAAAACCAATCAAAATATATTATAGATAATCACGAAAGAGAACCACAATATATAAATAGAGTAATTAGTATAACACCTTATTTAGGTGAAGAACTAAAAAAAATTGATAATCTACCATTCACACCAGAAAAAATACTAATGGAATTTATTTTGGCTGAAACAGATAAGAGTTACCACGTTTATGGTAAACTTAAACAAAATCAAAAAGAATCCAAAATGTATTGGATTCCTAAAACACAAGTGAATGACGACCCTTATTTTGAAAAAATAGATGTAGATGTCGATTTTACAAAATATAATGAAATACTTAGTAAATACGGTAAAACACTCTACAAACACCAAGAAGATGGTATCAAGTTTTTATTATCTAGAAATGGGTGTATCTTAGCTGACGATATGGGACTTGGAAAGTTTTTTCCTACAAAAACACCTATTTATACACCAAAAGGTAAGAAAAATATAGGTGATTTAGTAATTGGTGAAGATGTAATTGGTTCAAATGGTAAAGCGACTAAAGTAATAGGTATATTTCCACAAGGTATTAAACCACAATATAGAATTACTTTTAATGATGGTTATTCTATATTATGTGGTGGAGAACATTTATGGACAGTATCTTCATGTAATTCTGGTGAAAATTCTAAAAACAGAGAAAATAGATATATAACACTTAGTACTGAACAAATGTTAGATGAAAACCTAATATTAGAACAAATTGACACTGGTTGGAATGAAAAACGACCATATAAGTTTAAAACATATTATAAACAAAAAAATGGTGATTCTAAATGGCAAATTCCAATTGTTAAACCAATTGAATTTGAAAATAATGATATTTTACCAATTGAACCTTACTTATTAGGACTTGGGTTGGGTGATGGTTCATTTAAAGGTAAAAATATTAATTTTTCAGTTCATAAAGATGATTTTGACGAAATGTTTGTTAATAAATTAATTAAAGAAAATAAATCAAAAGATAATAAAAGAATTGGGTATATTAATGTTAATACATCTTTATTTGATTTAAAATTAGAACATACACGTTCACACACTAAATTCATTCCAGAAATTTATAAATATTCTAGTATCGAAAATAGACTTGCAATATTACAAGGTCTTATGGATACTGATGGTCATTGTATGAAGTCAAAAAACGGTGAATTCAATGGTACTGAGTATTGTACTGTATCTGAAAGGTTAGCTGATGATGTTGCTGAGATTGTACATTCTTTGGGTGGTATTGTTAGAAAGAAAAGTAAAATTGGTTCATATAAAAAAGAAGATGGAACAAAAGTTATTTGTAAACGTGCCTATAGATTAAATATTAAAATGCCAGAACAATTTAATCCATTCAGATTAAAAAGAAAATCAAATATATATTATCTACCAGAAAAATATAAGGTAGGTCGTTACATTAAAGATATACAACTAGAAGGTAAAGATGAATCCGTTTGTATTGCTGTAGATGCACCAGATAAATTATATGTTGTGGAACACGCTATTGTAACACATAACACAACTCAATCAATAATCGGTGCTATGGAGAGTGGTGCTGAAAGGATTCTTATTGTCACTACTTCATCAACAAAGATTAACTGGGAACGTGAAATAAAAGTTTTTTGTGATGAAACAACTATTATTGATGGAAAGAAATGGGATGTAAGTAAATTTACTATTATAAATTTTGATATTTTAAAGAATTTTCATACACTACCACCTACTAGAAAATTAAAAGAAGGTGAAGAAGAACCAAATCAAATTAGAGATTTAGTCAATGCTAAATTTGATTTATGTATTGTGGATGAGGCGCATAATTTAAAAAACAATGAAAGTATTAGAGGTAAAATAATGGTTGATGTTTGTGTTAAACACAATATACCAAAAGTTTGGTTACTTACTGGTACACCAGTCGCAAATAGACCTATGGATTTCTTTAATCTTTTAAAGTTAATTAAGTCTCCTATAGCTAATAATTGGAAACACTACGCTGTTAGATACTGTGATGGCAAACAGTTCTTTAGAACACTTAAAAATGGTCAAAGAAAGCAAGTATGGATAACTGATGGTGCGTCAAATTTAGAAGAATTATCAAATAAAACAAAAAATTTATTATTAAGGCGTTTAAAAACGGAAGCTATTGACATGCCAGATAAAATAGTAACCCCTATGTACCATCAATTAGATTCTAAGGGATGGAAGATGTACCATCAATTATGGGATGAATATGTTGAAATGAAAAAGAAATTAGGTAAAAGGACTAATGAGTCACAAAAAGATTTGGTTGAATTAATTTTATTGAGACAATTCATTGCAATTCAAGCAATCCCATACACTATTGAAATGGTTGAAAATGCTTTAGAAATGGGTAGAAAGGTAATTATTTTTACTTCATTTTCAGAAGAACAAGATATAATTGCGAATCATTTTGGTAAATTGGCTGTAAGACATAATGGTTCGTTATCAAATTCTAAAAAACAACATTCAGTTGACCAATTCCAAAACAATGAAAAAATAAAAGTGTTTATTGGGAATATAAAAAGTGCTGGTGTTGGTATTACACTTACTAAAGCTACTGTTGTTGTTTTTAACTCGTTTGATTGGGTCCCTGGGAATAACGAACAATCAGAAGATAGATGTGTCTTTGGTGGTCAATTAGTAATGACTAATAATGGTTATAAAATGATTGAAGATATAAAAATAGGTGATTTAGTATACACACACAATGGTAATTTTAAAAAAGTTGTTAATACATATACACATTTAGAACGTAAAAAAACAAGGGTGGATATTGACGCATTTGGTTGTAACAATAAATTAAGTTTAACTAATGACCATAAAGTTTATGTTTATGACAATAAAGATAATGAATTTAAATGGGTTGAATGTGGTTCTTTAGATATTAATACACATAGAATGACATTAAAATCGAACAATCAACCAATAAAAAGAAAAGAATATTTAGATGTTATTAACTATGTAGATACTTCTTTTATTAATAATCATGGGGTTAAACAAAAAAATGCTAGATTAAAAGAATTACCAGAAAAAGTTGTGTTAACTAATGATTTATTATATGCCTTTGGGTTTTTTATTGCTGAAGGTTGGGCAATTGATAAAAATGTTGGTAAATCAGCATCTGTAAATATATGTCAAAAAATAGATAATAAGAAAATGCATGACGCTTCAGTTTATATAATAAATATAATTAAAGAGTCATTCAACCTTGAATCACATAATGAATATATTGATAAAAATAACGTTAAAGCATGTACTATATATTCTAAAAATTTGGCTATTAATTTTAATAATTGGTTTGGTAAAGGTGTTAAAAATAAACAATTACCAGATTGGGTAGATGAATTAAATAATGAACAATTAGAAAATTTATTGGAAGGTTTTTACCATGGAGATGGATATAAAAGAAAAAATAGTCAATCAGCTGTTTCAGTATCAACTAAATTAGGTTCTCAACTAATTAGATACAATGCAAACCTAGGTAGAGGTGTATCATTAAAAATAGTTGATGGTAAATATTACGATATAGAATACACAATTGATATAAACAATAAATTAAATAGGGTGTATAAAATAGGTAGTTATATAACCTACCCAATTAAAAGTTTACATATAAGTAAACCTAAAAGAGGTGAAGAAAGAGTTTATGATTTATCAGTTGAGGGTGACCATTCTTTTATTGTTGGTAATTATAATGTACATAATTGCTATCGTATTGGACAAAAGAATGATGTAAATGTTTACTATCAATTATTTGAAAACACAATTTCAACAAGAATGTGGGAAATGCTTAGAAATAAAAAAGATATTATATCAACCATTATGGGTGAGAAAAAATTAACAGATGATGAAATAACTGATTTATTATCAGAACAATTAATAGATTAAAAATATGGTAACAATTTATGGTTTTAAAGATTGTCCTTACTGTACTGAACTAAAGGACTTATTAACAAATGAAGGTATTGAATTCAAAGACGTTGATGTAAACCTTCCAGAGAACGAAGAAGAGTTCAATAAAATTATGGAAATATCAAAAGCTGAAGAAGTTCCAATCGTAAAAATAGGTAAACAATTGCTAGTTCCAAATATTTCATTTAAATCGATTCAAGAAGCTGTTAATTTAACAAAGAAATTTTTGGGTTAATTCTATTTTTTCTTATATTTATAAGAAAAGAAAATTATGGGGATTAGTTTAGATGAAAAAGAAAAGTTGTTCCGTCAATTAAGACATTCATTAGGTGCACCTATACGCCAAATTGAATTAACAGAAGACCAATTATGTACTCTACTAGAAATATGTATAGAAGATTACGCACAATATGTTCAAGAATGGCTAATTGAACATCAATGGCAATCTTTGTTAGGTCAAAGCATTGACACTACCGATATGGCTTTCGCCTTGAGTGTAAGAAGTTTTGATTTCATGACTCAATATACCTATGCATATTCAAAACAAGTTGGTTTACAAACCAATGGTCCATGGGAACTTAAAAAAGACTATGTTGAATTAGAAGCTGGTAGACAAGTATATCAAATTCCAGCTGGACGTGAAGTTAATGAAGTACTTTGGATTACACCACCAGCTACTAGTCAAGCTTTATTAGCTAACTATGGTGGTATTGATTATGGTTTTGGTGGTGGATTTTCACAAATTGGAGGTGGAGTTGGTACTGGTGGTCAAGGTGGTGCTGCTCGTTCTGGTTATTATATAGCACCAGCATTTGATATTTTATTAACAGCTGCTGATATGAACTTAAAAAATCGTATTGTAAGAAGTGAACTTGTTTATAAAATAACTGCTGGTCCTAATGGAACAAAACTATTACATTTATTAAGTACACCTGGTTCTAAACTATCATTTGGACAAGGTATTGGTGGAGTTGGTAGTTCGATTAACATGACTGGTTGTCAAGTATGGTATTTTTATTATGATACAACAAATGGTGATGCTGATGCGTGTAAAAAAGACAACCCAGATATTATCAAAATGCCTAATCAAGTTCCTTTATCTAAATTAGATTATGCTGATTTTAATGAACCTACAAAAACACTTATTCGTCAATTATTTATTGCTGAAGGTAAGCGAACACTAGGTAGGGTTAGAGGTAAATTTGGTGGAATTGTTGGTGTGGCTGAAGCGGAAAGAACTATGGATTATGATACATTACTTTCTGAAGGTAATGAAGAAAAAAGAGCTGTATTAGAAAGACTAGATGCTAGACTAGAAAGATTATCAACAACAAATCAAATAGAAAGAGGTGCTATTGAAGCTGAATCATTAAATAGACACATGAAATTCAGACCTCTTGGGTTCTGGGTATATTAAATAAAAAAGAGGCAATTAAGCCTCTTTTTTATTTATTAAAAACCCCATTCATCTTCTGGTTCTGTCTCTAACCAAGAATTAAAACCATATCCTCTTTTAATCATATCATAGGCTCTTTTTTCGTTAACAATCATTTCATCAATAAATGATTGTTTTTCCAACCAATTTTTTCTAACCCAACAACCTACTCCATTATATTCAATAAAACCGTTATCTATTAAAATTTGTTCTTTTTTTGAATAACATCTAACTTCTTCTTTAAGTTCTGATTCTCTAACATAATCATCTGGTATTTCACCGAATGTGTCATCATACTCATCATCTAACTGTAATTCTTCATCGTTTCTGATTAAATTTCCATTTTCATCTTCTTCTATTTCGTCATCATCTTCTTCACCTTCAGAGTAAATTCTTTTCTTTTTAACAACAACTTTTCCTTCTATAACTATTTTTTCAGCTTTTTTTACAACTTTTTCAATAATACCATCGATTGGTTGAGAAACAACTTCTGTTTCATATTCAGACAACTCTCCTTTATCAACACTCACAAACATATCATACGTTTGACCAGTCATTATATTACATTCAACAACGTAATCTAACCATTGTTCATATCTATCATCAGAGTTATTATTACCAATCATTTGATAATATTTATCTCTTTCTATTGCATTTTTTTCATATTTAAAAATATCTAAAATATGACATAAAGGTTCACCCCACTTTCTAGAAATAAGGGTACCATCACCATTTTCATTAACATCACAAATAATGAAAATATCTTTTTGTAAATCACCAGTTGTTTTAATCAAGTTCAAATCTTTAATTTCTAAATGTTTAAAAATATCATCTAGAGTATCTTTCTCATATTGAATACCATCTAATCTAGCTATTCTCATTCTTTCATGATAATCAGCTCTAATTTGTTCCCATTCTACCACTTCCATATTATTTGGAACCTTATTAACCTTATCCCAGAATTTAATCTCTTTATCTTCCATTTTCATAAGGTCTTCATATGAATCTTGGTCTGTATCTTTAAAAGGTATCCCAGATATTAATTCACATTCACTTTTTGTAAATATAGTTCTTTCTTTTAATTTTTCGGTTGTTTTCTTTGTAATTTTATCCTTTACCTTTATAATGTCTAAAACTACTTTAGACCTAACATCTTCATTAAAACAAACAAGAAGTGGTCTTACCTTTTTGTTAAACGCTTCTAAATAACGAGCAACATTATATTCGTCAGTATATAGACTATTATTTACATCAACAATACGTTCATTAATTGAGATATAACCTTCAGTATCTTTTTCACCATTTTCTTCCATAACTATAAGTGCTTTTTTAAGTACTTCTAATTCTTTTATATTTTCAAAATCTTTCTCAATAGTTTCTGGGTTAATCAATTTACAATTCAATTGAACTTCTCTGGTTACATTAGGTGGTATCTTATCTAATCCATTGTTAATATACCATTTTTCAAGTTGTTTGTTAGTCATTTTGTTATGGTAAATTGTTTTCAAATCACCATGAGATTTAGATGTTCCAGTATTGATATAAAACAAAGTATCACCCAAAGTAACATCTAGACCTTCTCTCATTGCTAACTCCATATGAGCTTGTTTAGGCATTGGATTACCAGCCTTATTCTTCATTAGAGACTTCTTTTTATATTCAGTTATGGTTGTCTTAATTTTAGCTTTTGAAGCCATCTTAACAAGCGGAATTTGATAATTATAAATCTTATCTACATATTCATAATAATGATTAATAAACGAATAACCATCACCATCCAATAACATTCTAATTCCTTTACCTAAAAATTCCTCAATATAAACTGACATTTTTTTAGATTTTACGGAATTACCAACCAACTTTATTTTACCACCAATATCATTTGCATAGTTTTTACGAGCAAAGTTGATTGTTGAATTACAAATATCATCGATATCAAGACCCATTCGACCTTCCATATAATTCTCGTTGAACTCAGCCAATACAGCATCTAATCCAGTCAACTCTTTTCCACCATCATCAGTAGTTTTCCAATGTGAACCATTAGCAACATATTTAATTTCATCTATGTTGTCTGGGAACGCAAAGTTGAAACCATCCGTATTCTTTAGGTTAATCAACCCAATACCACCTATAAAAGTACCGTCTTCTGTGGATATATCATATACAAATTTGTTTTTATCATTATTGATGATTACTTCATTTTTCCAAACTTCATTTGTTTTTTTCAATGTTTTATTAGTAAAACTAGAATTGTTTCTATTATGGTTCTTTAATATAAATGATATAAAATTTTGTTTATCGTTTCTAGTAACTATATTATATTCTATGTTTAATTCATTAAACAATATAGATAAACCAGCCATCGCTACTTGTGATTTCATACCAATGCTAGAACAAGTATCTAAATCATCACCATAACCATCTGATGCACAAACACCATTTAAAAATGCTCTTTTAATTTTTTCGTTTGAGTTAAGAATAAAATTAGGTACCTTTTTTTCTCTGTATGAAGTATAAAAATCATTACAAAATTTATTAGAAAATTCAGATTTATGGGCAACTAAATTATAAACACCAGATGATTTCATATGGTCTTTAACCAAACCAATTACACCAAATTCTTTTTCTAGTATTATTCTTAGTTTTTCTAAAAAGTCTAACCTACTATTAGAAATCTTCCAATCACTTCTTTTACTTTTATTTAGATGTATTTTACCAGTTTTTCTTGATATATATTTACGTGTTCTATCAGAACAGTTAGCTGAACCATCACCTAAAAAGAAACCATATAACCAAGCTTGGTCTTCAGATAAATCAGATAAAGAATCAAATTTATCTAATTGGTTGTAAACATCTATAGAATCACCTCTTTTTAATGTTGAAGGTTTTATTTGAATACCATCTTGAAACAATGAATGGTCTTCAGTAACATTCACTAACCTATCTTTAGTTGTAACTCTATGTATTTGTTTATCTGTGCCATGTCTATAAACATAATTTATATTTTTCCAACCATTTACAGTTAAAACTTCGAATGGTTTAGCCTCATAATCTCTTAACCCATCTAAATCAATATATTCTGAATCTTCATTAAATAAATCACAAATAGGTTTAACATCCAAAGTACCATCAGAATACCTAACATAAACTGGTGTGTCGTAAGTAACTGAATCACCTACAAGTGCTCTAAATCCGTGTTTTTCAGTAAAGTGACGAACCATTAGACGTAAGTATTGACGACCACGACAAGTTGTTTCTTCCGCAGAGTCAGTATCACCCCAGTTAAATATATATGGTGCACCATATGAACCAAACCATGAGTTAGCTAAGATTTTAAGAGGTAATTGTTTCTTATCATACAAGTTAGCTAAAGCTTTGTGTTCAATAATTTCTTTTTTGGTTGAATCAATATCTTCTGTTGTTAAATCTTCACCATCTTTTAATTTAGCTTCTAATTTTTTAGCTTTTTTCTTCTCTGTACCAGTCAAGAATTTAAACTTATCACGAGTATCAACAACGTATGTCAACATACCTTCCATTACACCAGAGATATCCAAGTCTGGGAATATCAAGTGAGTTAATTGAATCTTTGGATAAAGAGCAGCGAAATCCAGTTTAACAACACCTCTAGCGTAACCAACTTCCAATAGTCGAGATAAACCACCAGTAAAATCTCTTTTAGGTAATCCAGCTGGGATTGCTAATCCTCTCTCGTAAGACCATGCAGCCATGATAAGTTTCCATTGACCAGCAGTACCCATTGTAGAACTACGCATAAAGGTAGTAGGTAACATTTTAGCGATAAGGAAAGATGCTTGGTTAAATATATTATCAATTTGTTCAGTTTCCCATAAGTCATCACAAAGATATCTCTGAACAATATAATCACCTTTAACTATTTTATAACCATCTTTTAATTGTTTTTTATCGGTAATAATATACCAATCACCATCAGTATTGTTAAATGCGTATTGATTTTTTTTGTCAGCCCATGTTGTATTTATTTTATCACCAGGAACATACACACGATTTGGTTTTGCAATCTCTGAATATTGAGTTATATACTTCAAACCCCAAGATTTAATTTCAGAGTTAATTGCCATTGCTCTACGAACAGCATGTGAAATATCCATAATATTATAACCAAACATATGTGTTTGTTTATATTGTTCAGTTTCACCACCTAATTTAAGTGATGCATCTTTTCTTTTAATTTTAGATAATCTGTTAAGTGTAATTGCTAATTCAGTAATTGGTATTGAAAGTCTTTCAGCACGTTCAAATAAGAAAGGCCAGTCAAAGTTCTCAGAATTATAACCAGTTATAATATCTGGTTGCACCGCATCGATGATTTTAAAGAACTTTTCTATATTTTCCCTCTCACTATTACGTTTATCTATAGATGTATCACCTATAGTCTCTAAAACACCTTCCAAACCTTTATTATCACGAACACCTATCTGAAATATTGCGTTTTTACTAGCAAATAAACCCTCAGTCTCCAAGTCAAATTGAAATCTATGTACATCATCGTAATCATCCATTCCATTAAACAATCTTTTACCACTTTGTATAAGGTATTGTTCAGTAGGGCTAAACATAACAAATAAACTTCTATACATAGGTGATTTATCGTCATTTGGATTTATACGTTTATCACTAAACACATCAACACCACCATCTTTAAAAAATTTTAATAAATTATTATAAGAATGTTTACACGTAGCCATGTATTTATACCCATTTTCCATACGGTCTGGTGTATATCCTTCTTCATTACTAGTGATAAGTTTTGTGATTTTAATACCGTACTCTTTACATGCTTCCATGATTTTAAGACGTTTACCACCATAAATAATTGATGTTACATCTTCTTTAAACCAAAGAAATGGTTTAAATATATCATCATATAAGTATTTACCCTTTTCTGGGTCGTTAATAACTAATGTAACTTTTGGTTCGTTATAATTAGATTCAATTGCTACAATGTATTTCTCTGGATTAGAACCCTGTAAAAAGGATTCAATAACTTCATTACTTACTTTTGTTTTTGATTTACTCATTTTAATTTATTTATTTAATACAAATGTACGAAATAAATAAATTAAAACAAGCAAAATATCTAAATAAATTTTAACTTTGTATATTACAAAGTTACTGAATTTTTTTTAATGTGTCAATATAAATATTATTTTTTTATTGACCCATCTAATACATTCACAAATAATTCTTCCCTAATAGGTACTATAAGTGTACCAGAACCATCTAAAAAATCTATTTCAAATTTAGCAATATATCTACCAGAAACTGATGTTTCTTTTTGTGTGAATTGATATACTAAATAATATTCTTCACAAAGACAATTATCTTTAGGTAATACTTCTTCAATGCCAGCTGCTTTACATGCAATTTTTTTAACACCTGTGTCTATGTCAGTCATAGTAAATGATATAACAGCATTTTGAATTTTATCGTGAAATTTATGAAAATCATTTCTTCCATCTTGAATTAATTCAAGTTTTAATTTATTTAATGTTGCGTTTTTATTTATAAAAAATTCCATATTTCTGATATTTTAATTTATTACTAAAAATTTTATTGTTGTTACTTCTGTAGGGGCGACATAGTTAATCGTAAACGAACCATTTCCCTCAACAACTGATTTAATTATACAAGTCGCATCATTTGTACCTAATTGACATATAACTATACTATTTTCTGTT